GTGCTAAAAAAACCGCTTGGTCTTTATCCTTCTTTAATATGTTGCACTTACGACATGCAGCTACGCAGTTATCAAGTGAATCTTCTCCGCCCTTAACCTTAGGCACCACATGATCTACTTCATTAGCCACATCACCACAGTAGTAGCATGTATAAGCATCACGCCTTAACACCTGAAGCCTTAACTTCTTCCAATGTGATGTAGCTCTATATGGCTTTAGACTCAAAGCACTTCTCACAAATTAAACCATTACTCTGATGTAATTCAGTACCATCTTCTAAGTACTCAATCCATGAGTCTCTACGCAACAACCCATTGAACTCACCATCACATAGATAACATATGCTTACGAAATTCAATGCCATCTATTCTCCTTTAGATGTTGTAGTGCTTTGCACCAACTACCACTATATCTAGTGTCTATATATTCTATATGTTTATCTATTTGTTCAAACGCATCCCAAGTGGGTGCATACTTACTCATGTGTTGGAATAGTCCATAAGCACCAGTAGTGCTATTAACAGCGTTATACCTAAATGATGATTCTCTTTGCGCTAACTCAAGCGCACATTCAAACTGATCCCAATCGCTTATCTGATTATGTAAATACAGCTTTACATTCATCTTGTTATAAGGATTAAACGGCTTTTCTTCTATTGGTACTGTTTGTAATGCTTGTGATCCGGCAACGCTAATTGTCGTTGCCAGCAGCATTACGACAATAGAGCGCCCCAATGCTAGTCGGCGAAGTGCGCTGCCTTTAAGGCGCGCAAGCCGTCTTAGCATACCGAGCTTGTCAAGTTCATTGGTCATTTGTGCGTATCCTTTCGGCGTGTCGCAGTCATTGTGACCTGCATCACACTATTTAGATTTGCCCCAACCATCACCCTTAAAATGTATTGCGGGTGCTGAGAATTGTTTTGTCATTGGTATCTGGCAAGGTTGACACCAGATCGTTGCGTTTGAATACACGCTAAATGTTTCTTCTACCGTTATCTGACATTGTTCGCATTTGAACGTATAAGTTGGCATTTTTCACACCTCTCTCTCATACCGTAGATCCACAAACCACAGCCTGTGCATCTATGTATAAGTATTGACTCATCGGAGCTTACCAAGTCCAGACTTTCTCAACGCCTCGGTGCAACAATTTCCCATTGCGATAAAGCAAACAGGCATAAATATGCCCAACTTCTTTCCTTCTGGAGTTACAAATGTCATGTGTTTTTCTGGTACTGCAATACTGACATTTTGGTTATTCCAAAGAGAATAGAATGAGTTTGAGCGTGACATTGCTATTAAACCAATACCTTGACCGTGCTCGATAAACTTTTGAATCCAGGGTTTAGGCTTGCTGTAAGGTGGATTCATCCAAACGTTTCCTTCCCATTTATGAGCTAATCCATCACGTTCTTCATCAAAATAATTAACGGCTGGTATCCAACTAACACCGCCAATCGGCGCGCATACATCCACGTTAAATGTCATGCCCAGTGCATCAAACACCCATTTGGGTGTGTAGTACTGGTCTCTAGGTTTGTATTCTTGGTCATTTAAACTTCTTGCCATTAGTAACCGCTCGCTTTCAGTAAGTAAGCTAAATCAGCCAGAGTGAGAACGGCAACGAATTGCTCCACGGATTTCTCACCCTGACCGTTTAGGCGCAGCACACCGACACCAAGTCCATCTGTCTGTCTGCGTTCTGATAATTGGCGCATTAAACCTGCTAGGTCAAGTTTTGTGCGAGCTTTAATCTCAATGTCAAGCCCTGCAATGCCTGTGACATCTGATCCGTCACGCCCTGCCCCTACTGGCAGCGCATGTTCCCACCCTTGCGCCTTGAAATAATCTGCTACTATTCGCTGAGTCGCATAGCCCCTATGTTTTCTGCTCTGTGACATTAGTTAGTCCTCACATGACATGTGCGACATTCGCACGGCTTTGCTGCCCCCGCAGTTATAGGCTCGTTACAATTGTCGCACACGTCTAATCGTCTGTCTAATACCAACATTTCATCACCCCGCAATCAAATCAGCATCTTCATCACGGAATGACCATTTGCCATTCTGGTTTAGAACCATCCAGATCATCTTGCATTGTTCTGCCTTATTCTTCATAGGAATAGGACAGCCCCAACCACGATAAGCGCCATTTTTGCCAGTACCTTCACGCAAGACACGATCACCATGCTTGCAGCGTGGAACAGGTTCGGCAGCGAGATTCTTAGTAACCAAATCAGCCGCGTTCTCAAAAGCGGATTCAATGTCAGCAGGTGGCTCGATGGTCGTATCCCAGATAACTTCAGCTTGCGGATTATGTTCATTTATAAATTTCTTGTGTTCTTCGGTGCGTACGCGAATGGGTTTATTACCGCCTGCTTGAGCGTCCGCAACCTTAGCCATTTCCAAAGATGAAGCTCGCTTTCCTTTAGCAGATAATCCGAGATTTGCCAAACATCTTCCGATTGCAGATGTCTCGCAATTTTCAAACCAAAAATCGCGATCAACACCGCGATCCTTGCGGCTGCCTCTAGCGTAACCAATAGCGGAAGGCTGAGTATCCACAAAAGTCCTAAAAGCTGTCGCTCGAAAAACAACCACGCCCTTTTCTTCATCATTGCTCACTAACTCGGTGATGATCGCGCCATCCTCGTATTCGGAATAAAACTTATGGATGCGCGAATCCACGTCCTCATAATCATTCAAATTGAACATCTAGTTTGTCCTGCCCTTTCGCATATTCGATTTGTTCCTGGAGCTTCCACATTTGTCCACCCCAGTCTTGTACTTCTAAAGCGCAAGCATGGCAATAATGCCTGACAATAATCTTGTTGCCACGCTTCGATGTTATTTGCCATATTGCTTGAGTTTGTCCACGCCAGTCATTAGTGCTCCACCGCATCTTGCAGTATTCGCACCACGTTCCGCGCGGTGATCTACTAAGCATCCAAGTCATCCCAATCCTTGACTGCGATGTGTCCAGCCTGTGCGATATATGCGCAAGCGTCTGTAAATGAATCAGGACTATGCTTTCCAGCTTCCATAATTCTTGCGACTTTGAGTAACGCCATGCAGATCGCAACGTCCATTGGCTCGATTTCACGTTCGAGATAGCTCGACCATAACTTCGATGTTCTAAGCATTGTGAGATCGTAATGACCATACGTTGCCCCACGGTCTGCAATCGTATCTGCTGCTTCATTCAATAATTCCCGAGCGCTTGACCAATTTCCCCCTGCGGTATCCATCAAAAAATCCTTCCTCGTAGTATTTTTCCTTTGCATTTACTTTAGTGCTGTACCAAACACCAGCGATAACTAAAAACCATTCAACGTTGTTAACTAGCCATTCCCAAGTTAATGCAAGATTCATGCGACTTCATCCGCAACGTTAAATACATCTAGGAAATAAGCTCCAATCGTGTCGCGCGATAAGCGACCACGATCTTTGCCTAAACCTAGATTTGTTTTTGCATAAGTTCTAAGCACAGAAGCGTGGACATAATTGCCTTTGCCGTCTGTGTAGCACTTAGTTTTCCGGTCATAACGGATCATTTGCCCTAATACCCCTTTCAATTGGTATTTCAATTACCAATTAGACAGGGTTAATGGCTATTTGTCTAGTGGCGACACGCCGGAAGAAGCTCTAAATTATCTATTGAATCGTCAATTGTGGGTGTGTGTTCCTTAGTGCATACTCCACAAGCCTTGCACATACTATGCCAAAAAACGGGCTGTAACGCCTTCTGGGGTGCCTGACCCCCGGCTCCCGTGGTTTTTTATCATCTCCATACAAAAAGCCCTTAAATCGGCTTCTGTGGCTAATATCCGGTCTTTTTTAGACTGATTACAGGCGCGGCATGCAGCGACTATGTTCTGTGGTCTATCGTCTCTGCGCCACGCTCTAGGTATGAAATGGTCGTATTCAATTTCAACCTCATCCAAACCCACGTTGCAATAGGCGCAACGACAATTTTGAGCTTCCAGGATTTTTATTTTATTGGTCTGGCTTAATGCGAATCTACCCATATCTTTTACCTTCGACAACAAATGATCCTGATTTGTCGATAGGTACCGCAACAGGCGTGACACCTTTGCGATCTACATATAACAAACCAAAGCCTTTTTGCCAATTAAAAGAACCGCGAGTGTAATAAGCCTGTTTTTCGTCCATCATGTGTCCGACTTCTAAACCTTGTAACACTCTACCCAAGATGCCACCAGATGCTTCAGAAAACGCAGAAACTCCCAAACGATGCGTGTGCCCACAAACTACGGATTTTCCGTGGCGGCGTGCAGCTCCCAAAGCAGTCAAAGCTGCATTGTGGTTGATGCTCTGCTCATCTCCATGAACCATGATCCAGTCACGGCTTATCTCGTATGGTTTACGGTGGAACTTAATACCAAGATTTTTGAAGCCCATAAAGTTTTCATACTCAAGCTCAGGCAGTCCTATTAAGCCTGGAAGCCTGGAGCTTAAGGATTTGTAGAGTCTGTCGGTGTGGTTTGATCTAACAATATGGCTGACTTGTAACTCATAGAGAACGTCTTGAGCAGTATTTCTATCGCGCCCAATTGTGCCTGACCACTCATCCCGTCCAGTTGACCAACGTGAAATGGTCTGGAAGTCGATTTCATCACCCACGCATAGAACGTCATCAGGCTTCCATTTTCTGATGAAGGCGGCAACATTTCGGACGGCTGTTGGGTCATGAAAGGGAACTTGAAGGTCGCTGATGACAGCTATGCGCTTCATTCATCCTCATCATCTTCGAATGGAGAATGGTCTGGGTTTTCTACCTGCCAGTCAGGTAAGCGTGGCATGTGAAATACGCTAGTTACATAATCCATTGCTTGCTCTTTTGTAAAACCTTGACGTTGCATAGCAAGCCAGGTTTCGTGTACGAGCACAGCCCAAACATCAAGATCGCTTAACGGCTGGCGCTTATCGCGTTTAGCAGCTAATTCCTTAGCCTTACGCTTAGCGGCGCGTTCGCTTTTTGTTGGTTTTCTTGCGCTCATTAGTAAGCAATTCTAGAACCATGTTCTCTAATTTATCCATGCGCGACACGATATTTGAGCCTTCAATAATTGACGGCACTTCATGTCGAATAATGTAACGAAGCCCACCGACAATTAGTGCACAGCAGGAAAGAATGGCTGCAACAAACGCAGCCCATTCAGCCGGAGTCACTTCTTTCTAGGTGATGCGTAGCCCAACACGCATGCTGTCAAGGCTCCAAGAATGGAGCGTGCTTCGAAACTAAAGTCATCTATCTGCCAAGCTGCAAGGAATGAAGCTAGGGCATAGATATACGGCTTAGCCTTTGAGGATAGCAAGGTCGAACGGTCTGCCATTTGTATCACCTTTCTTTGTAAAAGAACAATGGACGTGCGTAATGTGCGGATTTATTCCGGTATATTTTTTCCAGCGCCATAGGCTTCTACGGCTTGCAATTCTTCGAGAATATATGATGTAACTAAGTCTTCTATCACGTCTGGCAAGTAGTCGAAGCTGATTCGCAAATACATAACTGGCTTTGGGGTCATCACTAAGATTGGCATCAAAGTCAACGGCGCGTACCCAACCTTCAGCAGTAGGATTGTGATCGGACTTACGAGCTGAATGAGACGAGTCACCGACCCAACCATCCGAACGTCTATCTCTATTGGGGAACGCACGGTTAACCTGATCTCTTAGAGTTACACCTGCTGCGCATAGTTTTGGATTTGGCATATTTCTATGAGAGTGTTCCGCTTGCTTCATCGTCGCCGTTTAGCCACCGGAGGTAAGCCTGATAATCTGAATTAGATTCATCTAATGGAATAAAAGCCTCATTGCCATTTTTATCTGTTCTAATAATGCACTGGTCAGTAATACCGTCTGCGCCTTCTACTTTGTGATGTGTGTAAGTAAAGTTCATTCTATAACTCCGCCGATAGATTTATTCTTGCGTTTGTACTGTTATTTGCTGCTAAAACTATTGCTTTAGAACCACCAAAATTTGCGTTAGTTCCGATTGTTACTGTAAGCGCAGCAATTCTCGGACTTGATTCATCCGATGATAATGTGATTGCCGTTGCTGCTACACCCGCAACGCCAGGAAGTACTAATTGCCAATCTGATACTGTTGAAGTTGTCAGTGTTGGAGTAGTTCTCATTGGAACTGGCAAATGAGCATAACAACGACCATCCGTCGTAGCAGATGACGAACCGCCACCAAAACGTTCATAAATCTTATCGCCGCCATAAACCATAAAGTACCTCTGGCAAGCGGCTAACTCCCCTGCCAATGTGCCGGTGGCTGTGGTGAATGGTGTGGCGACTGACCCGGCTTCTAACTGCATACCCCACAAGTCAATTGTGAAAGCCCCGGTGCTTGTCTTGCCTTCAAAATTTACTGCCAAAAATGAACTTGTGCCTACGGTTTTGCCAGATATTGAAGGGACACTAATCGTTGCTGAATATCTCGTCCAAGATGTCGAAATTGAAAATGTAGTGACACCAAAACCTACGGTAGCCGAGCCGCCCGATCCGAAGTTTTGTTCTATATAAAAGTCAATTGATTCGGTGGCCGCTGCTTTCGCCCAAAAACTAAAAGTGACGGTTTGCCCAGCGAAGGTTCTGACATCTTCGATCTTTTGCGTTAGATAACTGCTCGCCGTTCCTGCGCCACCCTTTGACCAAGTGCCGAAGAATTGACCCTCATATCCGCTTACTGGTGCTGTGCCGGGTGTAAAAGTGGAACGCGCAAAGTTCGATGTTTGACCGCTGAAATCATTTAGTTGCCAACGGTCGGCGGTGTAAACAAGTTGATTAGTACCGCTAAATGATGTCCCTCGCTGCCAGATACCAAAATCGCCGTTGATGATTTTGTTCTTACCGGTGTTCCAATCAGCAGACCACCTCAATCCGGTGGTGGTGGAACTATCTGCAACGAGTGTTTCGCCGTTGTTGCCAACTGCTAGGCGAGCTGGTGTGTCTGCTGCGGATGCGCTTATTAAATCGCCCTTAGCATCAACAATAGTGTTTTGAATTGCGTTAGGGTCGTCTGAAGATACCCAATTACTTCCGTCATAAACCTCAACAGCATTAGTATCTTTGAGATATGAAATCATTCCTTCGGATACAACGCCTGTTAGTGCTGTGGTACGAGCAGCCGCATCAGCAAACACCATCACGGTTTGTTCCATCAAATAAGTATTTACCTGAGCTGCGGTTAACACATCTCCGGTGTTAAACAGCTTGTAACCTGCGCCTGCCATATTTCTCCTTTAGTAGCTCAGGACATCTGAGCCAAGTATACCGTCTACATTGCTATCTAACACGAACCCTGCTAATAGCGGTTCTGAGGTTAGTAAAGTCGTAACAAATGATGATTTGGTGATGTCGTGGTTTATGCCAATGACCACGCTGGATTGTGTGATGCTGCTAGCCCCGGGCATAGTCTTAAGCACGGTCACGCCATCAAGCAGCTCTATATCAACCCCTGCCAATGGCTTATTAGGGTTCACGTCATCATAAAGATTCAGTTCTAGGCTATCTATGCGTGGCTCAGGGTCTTTGCGTGTGGCAAGAATGGCTTGAGCCTGATTAAGCGACTCCGCATCAGTTTGTACCAGGATGTCTGACCTTACTCCGCTATGTAAAAAGTATTTGTCTATGGATGCCTGGTCGCTGGCAGTCTGAGTCGTACCGCCTAGCCTTGTAATGCTTACGCTATTTACCAGGGTTGTATCGTCAAAAGCAACAATGGCATTGTTGTAACTGATATTTGTGCCATCATCTGCAAAGCTATAAGCAGGGAAGGCTGGAGCCGTTATCATATTGGTTCTGTTCTTGAAATTAACGGTTCCTGTGCCGTCTAGATAGATTCCCCCAAACTCGCTGTTTTCGACTGTCTGAAGGGCATCTAGGACGTTTCTAGCCGTACCTGGGTCAGCTTGTAGGGTTGAGTCGCCAGTCTCTATATTGCGTAGGCTTACTGGGAAGTTAATAGCATCCAGAATTGCATTAACTCTAGCTCCGCTATTCTGACCTGCTGGTGTGCCGGATACCGTTGTTATCTCAGCACCAGCCAATAGTCTGAAACCGTCCACGCAACGGAGTGTGACACGGCTCACATCCTCGTTACCTAGAGAAAAGCCTGTATCGTACTTTTGGATGAAACCGCTAAACAGGTAATAGTCCACACCTAAATAGGTTGCATAAATAATAATCTGCCGTAGCGGTACAAGATTTGGATAATAGGCGCTCGCTGTGTTTACAGGGTTCCAGTCGCCATTCTGATCATATAACTGCACATCGGCTGAACCAGCTTCGAATCTAGATGTAATCCGGTTACGTCCACGCCTAATGCTTACGCGCTCGACTAAATCAGTTATCTCAACTGGCAGCGTGCCTGAGCCTAAGCGGTTGGTTCCTAGTATGCCTTTTGTGGCGCTATCTAGAATAAGCGGATTAGTCTCAAATGCTGTATCTGAGTCAAAGTCAACAAAAACTCTGATTTGTGGTGCTGGCATTACAATCCTGTGCTAGAGAATAGAATCTTAGAACCTGACTTTTGGTACTGATAGAACTCGTCAGCGATTCGTTTAACTAAATCATTTTCAGTTGTCACATTGCCAGCTACATTAACAATCACATTGGTAGGCGCGTTGGTTGTAACTGAAGAACCTACTGCACCGCTTAATCCTGATTCACCAAAGTTTTCAGCGTTATATGAAATACCAAGTTTTTCCATTTGTTGCAGCATGCGCATCCACTCATTATCTGAAAAACCAGATCCATATCCGGTATTTGGTCTAGGTGGAAGCGGCGTATATTGCACCTTTTGTTTAGTATTCATAGCCAAAATCTTCATTAGCATTTCTAGGATTTTCTCAAGGCTATCTTCCCATTCTTCAAATGGGTTATCTAACTCAGGGAAATCCTCAGCCGTAAGTTGTAGGGCTGCTAGGCGTGCCTGGCTTGTAATTAACTTTTTAATTAAATCGTCTACGCTGTCTCCGGCTTCAATCATTACGCCTAAGTTGCGCAGGGCTGGCTCGTTAAGTCTTACGACAATATCTGCTAATTTTTCAGCCGCTTTGTAATTCTCTGTATTTATAGCAAGCAAAGTAGTTAAGCGCGTGCGCTGTTCTCCATCTATCTTGCCTTGTAAAGCGGCAACAATTTGGATGTTCTCCATATCGAATATGGTTTGAGCGCGCTTGCGTGCGAGTTCTAATCTGCGGCGCTTTTCTTCTTCTGTCTGGATTTTTTTACGGTTAGCAGCGTTGATTTTTTCTTGCTTCATCATTTGATTACGAATCCGCAAATCATTGCGTGCAGATACTTCTGCTGCCCTACGTCTTTCTCCAGCTTGTCGTGAAGCGTTACTTGCAAAAGATGGTTGTAACTCTCCAGTAACCATTGCGCCACCGTAACGAGTCAATAATTCAAAAGCAGTCAATACCGCCTTAATGCCACGGTTATTGGCTAAACCATCAAAAAACTCACCAACTCCAATTGCCATATTAGTAAGAGCTGCGGCAACCTCACCAATGTTTTCGCCCATCTCTATTATTTTTTCTTGCGTTTCTTCTATGCTGCGACCTGAATTGGCTAAACCTGTGACAAATCCTTTACCAATTGCTTCTTGTGCTTGTTCTACAGATCTGCGCAAACGATCAACGCTAGAACCAAAAGATTCTGTTGCGCGCTTAGTCGAACCACTAAATCTACGTTCTAATTCTTCGACAACAAATGCAAACTTTTTGCCTTTTAATTCGGCAGTTGTCAATCCTACGCGCAATTTTGCAATAGCCGTAACTTCGCCTTTGTAAGCTCGCTGTAAAGCGCCGGATACGCTGCCTAAGTCTTTACCTGTGGCTGCTGATATGTCTAATGCTAGGTTCAACAACTTCTGAGCATTTGTGACATCTTCGGTGGCTCTCGATAAACTGTTAAACGCATTTACAAGATCGCCACCTGTGCGACCAGTAAGCAATTCTAATTTGTCAATATATTCATCTACAACAGGCGTGGCAAATTCTAGGTTAATGCCTGTCAATTGTGAACGTAGTTGCGCTGCTTCTTTTTCGGCTTCGGCAAATGCATTAACTGAAGCCTTACCAAATCTGATTATTTCTCTAACAGCAAAAACACTTAAAACCGTTTTGCCAAGTTTCTTAAATGTTTTTTCTAAACCTGTAGTAGCTTTAGCCGCTTTATCAAACCCTTGCTTTTTAAGTTCGGCAGCAATTATGACCTTAATCTCTGTTTCTGTTAATGCCATTATGCCACCATCCTCTCTGACGATTTAATACGAGTTACTAATGCTATTTTGGCTTTTTGTATCGCCTTCATTGTGGCATCTAGCGCTTTGCCTTGATTGCGCGCATAAGCGGCATACAACAAACGACCAGTTGACTCTTTACCACGTCCGGCATAATCCACCAATGCGCCCACGCCATTCATTGCACCGATAAATCTTTGACCAGCGTTAGGGTTGTTAGACTGACTGCGTGGGTTACCGCCAGGGTTAGCACGTCCAGCCGTCTCAATGATTGCACCAGTAGCAGATCGGTTTAACAATGTAAACAATGAAATAAAACCTGTATTACGCATGCGCGATGGCGTGACCTTATAAATTAAACCTTTGCGCACAGCTTTAGGATCATAGGATGGAAAACCATTCTTACGACCTGTGCGGCTTTTACGCTCATAACCAGGATAGTTGTAATTGAACAAACCGCCTGGAGCCATTGCAGGTACTTTAGAACGTGCATCAGCAATAATGGGCTTGAGTGCTTCACGCACTTCTTTGTCCATTTCCTTCTTAATGTCAGGCGCGAGTTTGTTTAAGGCTTTTCTAAAGCCTACGATTCCTTCTACCACTACTGGCATTTTTGTTTTCTTCCGCCTGTTTCCTTAGTACTTCGTATATGGCTTTCAGTAAATCTGAATCCATATTTATAAATTCGCTAGGCGCAATACCCAGATGGACTGATAGTTCTGCTATCCGGTAAGTCCAGGTATTACGCGTTAGCCATTTGGGTCGTCATCTAGCACCTCAACTGCCTTCAAGGTTTCTAGAAACGCATCCCCAAATGGCTTCACGTCTGGAGCGCCTGCTCTACGCAGACATTCCCAAGCAAGCCAATAAATATCCGATTGCTTCTGATCCTCGCGGAAGGCTTTATAAAAACCCTTCTTAGCGTATTGCTCAAAAGCATATTCAATAGCTGGAGTCAGGTCGTGCGTTGACTCTGTGCCATCTGCCCTAGTTACTTTTAGCTTTGCCATGTTGCCCCTTTATTTAATTAGAACGTGCCTGTATCTGCCACAGTTACGACTGAGTTTAGCGTAAATGTGATGTCTTGTGTTGCCATGTCACCAGTCGCACCGTTAATAGGTGTGAGGTTGTTGACGAGAATATCAAACGTGTAAAGAGGATTTGTCGCTGATACTGCGGTTCCTTTTTCTTGTAACATCTTGCATGCTACGGTTGTACCGAAAGCAGCATTAAGAGTTACGAGAACGTTTGTAGCTGCGGTGTCGTTTAGAAGTGAAACTGTGAGAGTACCCGATTCCAAGCCTTTAACGAACTTGTGCGCGGTGTCACCCATAGCGGTAACTTCTAGCTCGTCAGCCGCACGATTTAACGTAATTGAGGTAACGTGGTCTGAGAGATCAACGTTGTTAATCTTCAAACCTACTTTGTTGTTCAAGAAAATAGCCATTAACTATTCCTCATCTTTCTTTGCGGTTGCCTTAGGCGCTGGCGCTGTCTGACCGATCTTGATCAGAAAAGCCTCGCGCTCTTTGTCATTATCAGCCATTTTAGCTCCAATCGGATAGTACGCTGATTTGAACCTCACCGGATAGTAGATCGCCTACTGTTCCAGTTAGGACTGCTGGTGCGCTGAAATTGCCAATCGAATACGCGATACTCGATGCTTCCAGCTTGTTTACTATGTTCAAATAAAAATCTTCAATGTTGGTTAGGTTGCCTTGATTATCAAACATAGGTGCAAGCACAACCAGTTTGAAATTAACTTTAGGCTTAACAGTTTTGTAATGGTCGTTTGATGGCTCAATGTAAGGATCGCCAGGCTGTATCACGATGCTGTTCGCGAGCGGCGAAGCAGGTGGGAAGGAAAACACCTGCCACGCCGCATTATCAGCTAGCGCGGTGGCAATAGTGCCACGCAGGGTTGTTATCGCGCTCACCCTACTTGACCGCCTGGTGCTAGATGATCCGCAAGTAAGCCGCGTACGCGAGCCATAAGGGTATTACCCATACGGTATGGCGAAGGTGTGAAATCAGGTGAAATGCCACCAGCATTTGAATTTTGACGTGCTTGCCATATATCAACGGCAATCATTAAAGATGCTTGATTAACTTCTGGCAGGGTTGCATAATCTATGTGAGTAGTTCCATAAACTAAGCCGAAAGGTGTTAATGCGTTTTTGACTTCTGCGGTTGCATTATTAACCGCATAAGAAACGGCGTTATCTGAAATAGCCGTTATAGTTTTAGAACCGTTATATTTAGCGCCACAGTTTTCAACGGTAATAGTTTGTCCAACAATAAAGTCATGTAATGGGTCGGTGTAAATTGTTGCAACAGATGTAGTGCTTTCATGTGCGATAACAGAAAACTTGTTAAACCATAACTTGCTTTTGACTACATTTTCAGCAGCCTGACATACGGACTCAACCGTTGCGGAAGTGTATAAATTACCAATTCCAAGAGCGCTACGAAGCTGTGCTTCTGTAACGTAGGTAGCCGGCATGTCGTTTCCTTTCTAATGTTGACCCTGGCGCTCAGGGCAGAAACGCCAGGGCAACTTTGTAGATCTATTTAGTTAGATCAGGACTTGTTGAACCAGTTAGCACCTGCGCCTACCTTGGTGGCGAGTGCACCAAAACCGTAGTAAAGCAAGTCAATGGTTCCATCAGAATTTACATTGGTGCGGAGCTGGAAGCGTGGTGACTCGTACCATGTGTATGACTCTGGGTTAATGCAGAGCATTGTGTAGTCAGCAGTCTGATCTCCACCTGCACCGTTAATGAAACGGCTTACGCGAAGGTCAAGACCTGCAACGGTTCCACGAACAGTTGTAGCGGAAAGTGCGCCACCTGCGTTTTGTGGATTGCTTGCAATATAGATTGGTCGTCCACCGTCATTGTAGGACATGATATTTGCCCACTGCTCAGGTGTAACAACAATGTTGCGAGCGAAGCCAAGTGATGCCTTGTAAACGGCTGCTGCTGCACTTGAGATGTACTTTAGGAGTCCATCTGCTGAATTTGCTTGTCCAGTTGCATTAAGTGTTCCGTTGTTTGCAACTTCACCGGTTACGTAAGTATCGGTTTCCTTAGCGTACGAAAATTCCATTTGGCGTACAAGCTCGTCATAAAAAGCCGGCGAAGATCGGTCTATGAGTTCCACAGTTGTAATTGCACGACCCTTGAAAGGCTTAACTGAAACAGAAATGTACTGTGCGGTTAGCTGTGAGTCTGCAATGGCTTGATTTTCGTCAATCTGGTCAACAGTTGGAACTGCTGTAATTTTTGGAATCTCGAAAGTCATACCTGCATCTGGGAGAGTTCCACGGCTGATGCTGTCAATTAGCGGACGATCAGCATTTGACAATGGGTTAACAACTTCTGTCAATTGACGTGTTGGAATCATACCTGGAGCGGTAGTTGTTTCGTTATCTGCTGCTTTGACGTACATTGCAGCATCTTCGTCACCAAGGAATTTCGCGCGTAGAGTGTTCTCTAGGTATTTAGCCTTTGTGAACTCTAGGCGTGGCTTGGTGTAAATAGGTGCGCTAACAGTTGGGCGAGCAGCCTCTACCGCAGGGGTTTCGACCACAGGCTCAACGGTTGCGGTGTCTGGAGTATTCTCCACGACTGCCTCGCTTTCGTTTTGGGTTGGTTGTTCTGCAACTTCTTCTTCTGAAGCTGCAACGCTCAAGACTTCTGCGCTCTTAAACGCAGCAGCTTGAACAAGACTTGTTTCTGCCATTCGTGATGCAAGTACGCGATAGATTTCGCCTTCACGCTTGCCATCTAGCACTTCTACGCCAACAGATAAACCGCTACGTAGTTGTTCGGATGCTTCAATAAGTGCATCATTTCCGCGTGTCGTATTTGACACTTTGAATGTGGCATAAATGCCATCTTCTTTTTCTGAGAATGAAACTAGACGACCAATTGGCTTCTTAGGATCATGCTCAAGTAATAGTTTTGGCTTAGGGCTGTCTGGAATCTCAATAGATCCTTTTGCAAAAATTACTTTGCCAGCGCTGGTATAACCGACCTCATTTTCAAACGGCACTATCTTGCCTGAGATGGTGCGCTCTGAAATTGAGCACTCAATATCGCTAGAGAAGGTCAGGTGCATCGTTATTTCCGTTCGGTGATAGGTTTTCCATTTCCATTGCTTGATCTACGGTAATCAAACCAAGGGCAAGCATTTTTTCAATGACGGCAAGTCGCTCTAGCGCATTTACCGCTAAGAAAGCATCCTCAACATCAAACTTAACAATGTTCCCACGCGCGGTAATGTCGTCCATAGATAATCTGTCTTGGATTGCGTGGACGTACGGCGCTAGGGAAAGACTGACAAACTGACGGCGCTCATCTTGAACGTTGGCGTATGTCATGCTTGTATTTTGGTCTGCGCTTATGTAATACGCAGGAACATTCATCATTCTGGCAACTTGTGTTGACATTTGTTGTATTGCATCAACAAACATCATGTCACGTGGTGAAAATGCAGTTGGTTGGTATTCGAGTGTGGAAGTTAGATAAGCAGTGCTGCGTTTTTCGCGCGCTGCTTTCCAAGCTGCCAAAATTGCAGTAACTTCTTCTTGTGCTAAATCTGCTCCAGTATTTTTTAACACGCCTGATGGCATTGGAGTTGAAGTTGCCACGCGTGATGCAGTTTCTAAATCTATTGCGCTGCGAAGTGTGCGCGCGCCACGTTGTAATACGCCTTCATCTAATCCTTGGAATGTAACTAATGAACCAAGTCCAGCCATGGGAACTTCTTTGCCGTCAATGTAATAACGGACAATAAATTGGCTAACAGGATCAGAATCAAAACTTACGCGACCTGGTGCAATCCATTCAAAACGCGCTGGACGACCATCATCAAAATAGACTTCTGTAACGCGCCAATATGCAACGCCATAAAATAGTAACGAATCAACAGTCCAGGCAATTGTAACGCTGCGTGGTTGGTTAACTGCTGGTTGTTCTAACCAAACTGGCTTTCCTAATTCTTCACCAGTTGATTTTTTGTAAAGTTCCATTGGAAATGATGCAATCGTGCCAGCAATCAAATTGCGACATCTTGCAACGCTTGGAACTGTCATAGCTTCTTCGCGAGGAATCGCGCCAAAAGCAATTGGAAGATAATAATTAAACGCATCCGTCATTAACTGTGGAGCGGCTTGCGCTTCTATTGTTTTTCCGCGTAGGCGGTCAAAAATACCCATTGTCGGATAGGATACCACACATACCCGACAAAACGGACAATTTAGACAGCGATAATTTGTGGTTTTGTTTGTGGCTTCTGTAACTGGTGAACAACCATCGCAAGTGCGATAGCTGCTGATACATCTCCGGCAGACTTGCGGCGAACTATGCGCCAGCCAGCATCGGTTTCCTTAGCTGCGCAACTATTTATGGAGTCAACCAACGCAGCCTGTCCATTATGAACCAAACGCCTATTGACAATGGCGTCAAGTAGATCCGAACACGCCTGATAGAACACTACGCCTGACATATCTTGGATTTTCTGCCCAGATAAGGCTAAACGTTCCACTACAGTCATGGATGTGTATTTGTCGTAGCAGATAACCCTGGGACGGTATTTTCTAGCCCATTCGTTGACCTCTACGGCAATCTTTAGCTCATCCACCTGCTGATCGCTATGAAACTGCGCTATCACGCCTACCGCCATGCTGCCATCTTCGCGTAACTGCCCTGCGACCAGACTGGCATCGCGTTTTGTGACGGATATGTCTAAAGCAAAGACTGTTAGCGCTCCAGGTGCGATTGTCAGGTCTTGAACCGTTAAATCTTCAAACGCTCGATATGGGAACGGAGATTTCAATGCCGAAACCCACATGCACAATGTTTCCGTACGTGTGGCTTCGACTGTTGACGTACTTATGCTTTCGGCAATTGTTTCTTCATCTACCAAGTAGCCTAAAGCCGGATTGGACTGATACCAAGCTTCTTTATCCCATATATCGCTAAAGTCCGGCGCTGAATACTCCCAGTAGCCAAGCGATTTCGGCGGATAACTAATCGCCTTCTCACGGAGCGTATTTAGAACCACCGAAAACGCATCTCCGGCATTACTGGTGAGTAATATCTGACTATTCGGTCTAGCTCTTGTAATTGGTCTTGCAGCAGTCCAGGCATCTTCGGCAATTTCGCGTACTTCATCTACGAACAACAGATCCGCGGTCTTACCACGGCTTCCATCTCTAGTAGCCGCGACTATCTCGTATCGAGCGCCATTAAGAAGCTCTACCGATTCCTGACCATTAGCCACGCGAATCTGCTTCAACTGTGTCCGTAATTGAGGTGTCGCTTCAATCAAATCGCAGACTTTACGAAAGGTATCGAGAGCCATTGACCTATTTGACGACATCGCCACAATAGACTTTTCTTGGAAAAGATACAAGCCGGCAAGGATGCGAATACGCGCCAGATGAGTCTTACCTTGTTGCCTAGGGCATAGAAGCAGGTTCGTCTTACGGATGAACTGATTATTTTTATCTACCTTAAGCATGTCGGTTAAAACGTGCTCTTGCCACGGCAACAACGGCTCAATCTTCAGCTCTTTCATCCAAACAAGCACTTCGTCTATGCGGGATTTACCTTTGAGAGGTGCGTTACTTAAGCGTGGCTTTGTGCTGCCCTTACGTTTAGCCATTTCAATTAGCCCCCGACTGATCTGGACTAATAAACGGTGAGTCTGGACTAATCCGGACTGAAGTATGTCCGTTTTGTACCGATTTGGACTGTTTGTCCGAT